AGGATTTGTCATACAGTAGAGATATCCAGGCTCCGTTGTCATTCTTCTTAGAGGGAGTTTTAATTTGCATCGACTTCTTCCGCGGCCTGTTTATCTAGTTCATCAAGGAGATAATTAATATTATCAATTACCTCAATTTGATAGTACTTTCCGTAAAGAAACTGAAATAGATAGGAGTCCTTTTGCGGGATATTGCACTCGTGAAGGTAATCAAAGTAATTAGTAATTGTATCGGCAAGTTCATAATAGAGCTCGCGCAACTCTGTATAGTCTTCAAATGCAATTGGAGTATCTTCCTGAGTCATTTGGTTATATAGAACTTTCGCACTATCTAGTGTATTCTCAATAATGGCAATTTGCTCATTCATGAGGGCGTAATTGGGTTGCTGTGCCATTTTGTATACTCATGGTGTAGTAACAAAGCAACTTCAAATTTTTACTACGCTTAATAGGAGAACATGAGCGTAGCACGACCACCATAAATACGGAAAATATTGTAGGTCTCTGCCCAAATATAGATCCAAAATCTCTCAACTCCTGTACCCACTGTGCAGCCACGACCCGCGGCCATTGTGAGTTCCAGGTCGATTCGCCGAATCTTATCAAGATTCGCTTCACCAGATGGTTGACTTGGTGCCATAAATCCATTCATCACGCCGAACGGCAAATTGTAGTAATATCGATTAACCCATGGTGATTTTCTCTGATTGATACTTGGCAGAATTGTGCGAAACATTGAGGAGACCTCCGTACCATAACGTACTAGACGACCTTCGTAGATAAAGGCAATATCACTAATTGGGTCCGAATCTCGTGTACTATATCCAGGTGCATAATCACCAGTAAAATACGCCGCATTAAGACCACTCGCATCAGGCCACCAAGGAGCCACTTTACAATCCACTCCACTCAGATCGCGCGTCGCCAAGAACGGTGCATTATAACTTGGGGCCTCATATCGCCCTGCATAAAAAAAAAGATCTCGTGCAGGATTTGGAATACGAAGCGGCACAGAAACTTTAGGAAAATTCTTCGTATCATACGGTTCAATCCGATAATGTTGCGGAATTGGCAGTAAAATATCAGCAAGACGGAAGCGGTTCGCTTCGGCCTTGTCGAGATAGATATATTCTGCCATTAAATATGTATCACCAAGTGATTGTATTAGAGGCATTGTATGACCCTTAAAAATACTTGCGCTTTGTCCAAGATAACTAAGTGTGCCAGTGGGATTTGCCACATAGAAAGGTGAACCTAGAATGGGAGGATAAACTTTGCCTGCCTGAACTCCTATTGCAGGGTCTGTAATCACATCACTTACATAGGTGTCGCCAATCGCGGCAAAGTTAATTGTGAGGCGCACAGCATCTGTACTAATTGCATCAATTGGTAGGAAGGATCCAGCATCACCTCGACTGAACCAGAAGGGCAGTGGGACGGCCACTTGTGCAGGACGCTTCTGCGGATCCCAGCCGATTGTTCTCTTGGTAAAGCCGTTGTCGTACCGTTCTATGAGTCGATTGACCGATGTAACTTTCTCCAGAGGCGTGCGAAACTCATCGAGAACTTCAAGAAGCTGCGAATCTAGGACTTCTGTACGGGACCCTCCAATGTCAATCTGTGCGCTGCTCACAAGCACATGACCAAGCGAATTTGTCCAACCATAGGTAGGGCCCAGTAAAGTTACTCCTGATGCATCTGCCGCTGCCTTCGCAGCAATTTGCGGACCAACAATATCGGGTAGATTCACCACCAGATACAAACGGCTAATTAAATGTCCCTGTCGCGGCAATGTGATGGTCGCAGACTTTCCAAAATCCGGAATTTGATCGAAGTCAATACGGGACCACTGCGTTGTAAATCGACCCGCCTTGATGAAGACCTTCTTAAAAAAATCAATTTTTGGCTGCCCCTTTGGGGCCAGGAGTCGCACATCCTGAATTCCAGATTGAAGGATTTTGAGGAGTGCCGCGACCATCTATCTATGAGCTCGTTAGATAGAATAGAAGACAAACCGCAGACCATACTCCTTCATACACTTCTTCAAGAAGACCTCGCATGATTGACACGGTTGCGAGAAGCGACTCTGTGGTGTGCGACCCATGCGAAAGACATACATGTCTGCGCCACGAAGCAGATCAGTATTTCCAATCTTCTTGACGACCGCCCGCTCTGCATGAATACTCCAATCCGAATATCCACAGCCCATATGACGAGCACCGAACTGATTACAGGCCTCGGCAAGAATCTTGCCACGCTTTACAATAAAGGCGACATGAATATGGGCCCAACCTGTGTTCGTCAGAGAGTTATTCTCAAACTTTGCACCTTCATTTTCAAAGAGAGTCTTTGCAAAGGTATGTGCACATTTTGGCTCCTTCTCAACCCGATTTGGATACTTGTTGAACCGACGAGGCGTAGGGGTTGCCATGTTGTGTGATACATTGTATAGTGCCAGCAAGCAACTTCAAATTTTTATAAGTATCATTAGCTGTCAAACATCTGGTTGCCAATGCCATTCTCGAAGCGTAGCCAGCGTAAGCCAAGAACATAGACAACCACCTCCCATTCCTGATTGTAGACTCCACCAGGCGGAGTCACAGTGAGTGTCAAGCGGACACTCTGCGCACGCGATGCATTGAGAGTTCCAGTGGGCTGATGGTCCGACGGTTTTCTTGCAATCGGATAGCCATAGATATACGAGCTATAAGAAGTAATTCCTCCAAGATGATGGCGACTCAAGAGTTGACGGAAATACTCCTCCTCTGCACGAATCAGTTCAATACCGTTCACTTGGAGAATAGCCGACACTACAAACGGCTTCGGTGGATTGAATGTGGAATTGTACTCGGCACTAATTACAGAACTATAGTTCGTCCACTCATTATTTTCAACGATGGCCGCCTTACGCCGTACAAACCAGATAATCTCCTCCATAGGATGGTTTGCCTCAAGTGGCAACTGTACAGTAATTGTATCGCCTGCCGATTTATTTACTAAATATTTCATTGGCTCAGAAAAGGTGAAGGTCTGGACTCCACGATACAGCATTTCAAAGGGCGTATAGAGCATACGCTCACGTACAAGACCACTTATATAGGCTCCATAAGTCACTAACTTGAAGTCTTCAAAAGCAGGTGCATCGGCCGCAGCCGTGATTTGAATCGTGGGTCGGAAAGGAAAGCCATTATCGATGAAATTGAAAGTCTCTCCAAGAGGTGTAGCCGTACAGGAGGAACGAAGACCATTGGCAACCCTTACGCAATCTATAAATGGCCGTAGAGTGATATGAATTCGAACCGTTCCTTCACGACACGCAATAAGTGGAAAGGCCTCCTTGAGTTTTGCACGGCTAAAAAAGAAGGAGAGTGGGATCATCAGTTTTCCTCCTTCAGTTGGAAAGACACGATTCGGGTTCCATGACGTTAGTCTGCTAAGTGTTGAAAATCCTGTTCCGTCTACATTGATTCCAATCTGCGCATTTGTGTCTGCCATTACACGGCCTGCAGTAAAGGTAAAATCACCATCAATTGTCTCAATAATCTGGTCTTCAATTTCGAGTTCAGCTTTCTGAACCAAGACTGTACCAATGGAATTTGCATAAAACCAAGCACCACTTGGATCTGCATATTGATAACGGCCAGACAGGATACGGAGGACTGTTGTAGGATCAAACCAGTGGCCGAGTTTCACTTGAAGAAACACTCCAAAAAGAAGATCGCCACACGCGATGGAGCCCACATCAAAGGAAAATCGTTGACCAAAAGCAGCGGGGCCACGAAAAGCGAAACTCTGAACGGCGGGGACAAACGGGCGATTGCGTCGCTCCTGGTCACGTGCAAACCATGTTGTCTCAGAGTTGAGCGGCGTAAAATAATCGTCTTGACTATCACGGGTAGCCAAGTCGATTAGGGTTGTAATATCGCCACGAGGCCTAGATGCCATTCTATTTAGAGGCTCGTTTGAAGTCTTTATCTGACTAACCGCCAGCTGGTATATAACTATAGGCAGAGACTGTAGATGCTCCAATTAAGCAAGGTGGGAAGATTATACCATTAACAAATCGAGTGCCATTACTTCCAATTCCTTGCATTAAAAGTTTATAGTATGTATTATCAGTAAAGGCTGCACCACCACCAATTGGACCGTTTGTAATTGTAAATATATAATTAGGTCGTGTTCCACTTGTAGTCGCAGGACTAAAGGTTGGAGTACTCACTGGATTTGTTGCGGAAATAAGTGGAAATACTCCTGAATGCCCTGTACTTTTATACTCGCCAGTTGCACTTGTATTTGAATAGAATGCATAGCCCCAGCCAGTATTAGGCATTGGTAAAGCACTTGCAGAAAATGTAAGATTAAATGTAGTTAGACTTACCATTTGAAATTGACTGATTGTAACAGCAGGAATTGATGGTGGTGCATAGATGCCGGTCAATGAACTGAAATAATAAGAGGGTTGTGCCACATCTAGTGCCGCAGAGCCATTTACATATAATTTATAATATGCATTTCCTAAAATTGGAGTTGGTAGAATTAATGTCGGAATTGTAGTTGTTTGACCTCCTGCATACGCGGGAAAATTCCCCGTATTTGTTGTACTTATATAAGTCGTATCGTCTGGGCTTGAATAGAGAATCCAATTATATGTAATATTTACTAGAGAGACCGTTGGATTTTGGACATAAGGCGCTACAACCTGTACATTTGAAAACTGGTAGGACTGAAATATATCAAAACTAGAACTTGAAGGGGCTTGCACAATTGGATTATAAAATTGATAGGCTGATTGCGGTGAAATTAACGAATCAGCTACATTGCCTAACATATCAGACGCAACAAGTGCTACTGTATAGTAATAACCAGATAGTATGGTAAAATTGAGAGTTTGACCACTTCCTGAATTTAAATCATAGAAAAGGTTAAAAGAATATGTAGGGTAGCTATTTGTTGGACTTTGATTCTGTTGATAATATCCAAGTGTGCTACAAGGTATATAAGTTCCACTAGCGCTTGAATTTGAATAGAGTCCGATTGTAAAGAGAGTACTCACTTCAGTTGCGGGAGATGGAGGATTTGCAAACGTAAAATTTAAATTAAAAGTTAATACAGAATTTTGCAGAAATGTTGAAAAGAGTGTAGTTGATGGTGTTGGCATAATAGGTGGTAAATATTGGAGTAATCCACTCGAAGAGTTCGATGAAGTACCGCCACCTCCTGTGGAGTTCGCTAAAATATATAAATAATCAGTGGCATAGGCTGCAGTGTGAAATGTATAGATCATAAAGTAATAGGAAACTCCTGGTATATTAACATTTCGACTGAGTCCTGTAGTGCTTCCAGTGCCTAAAACAAGAGGTGTGGTTAAATCATTTAGACTCCATGTATAATATACTGGATTAACTTCATACGGTGTAGGAATTGGTACAGCACTCCAACCCAATGTTAGTATGGCATTACCAACGCCATCTGCCGTGGAGGATAATGAATAGGTCGCCGGTGGATACGGTATTACATCTGATTGTACTGCAAAAGGGCTGCTGAAGGCCCCACTTTTAACTGTACGAACAACATTACCAGATGTACGACCAAATGGATTTGCTGAATCTGTTTGGGTCCATGTTATTTGAAAATATGCCATCACTATCTAGTAAACTAGATATAATTTATATTTGATAATTTGCAGATAAGCCCGCTCCACCCGCTGCAGAACTACCGATTCCTGCGCCTCCAGATACATATGTATTTGCAACATAACTTGTATCACCTGATATTTGTATAATTACACCTCCACCAGAAGCACCTCCAGAATTTGAGCTGCCCGATGTTACTCCATTTGCTGCAACTGAAGCACCTGTACCACTAATTGCACTCTCTGCAATTATAATAAGAATACCACCAGTCCCTGAATTACCTGTGATGACACCTGAACCACCAGGATTACCTGTGCCACCTGTTCCACTCGATACAGTAAGAGCCGTATCTCCTCCTGCACCGCCTAAACTAGATCCACTTGTTGAACCTACAGCACTTTTACTATTATTACCACCACCTGTTCCTCCTGAAAAACAACTTCCTGCGCCTCCACTACCAGGTGAAGTTGATCCACCTGTAGAACCTACCATAATACCACTACCACCTCCACCTGTAAAGTATCTATCAACTGATCTCGCTTTATTAGGCCCAGTAATTCCAGTAGTTGTAGCATTAGTAGGTGCAGTTGGAGTTGTTCCTGCGGCACCTATAGAAGGACTTTTGCCAGTACTTAGACTATTTGCCACAGGTAGTTCAAATGAAGCAATATTTGCTCCTGTCGTATCTGAATTACCTCCACATCCGCTCATTGATATAAGAGCTCCACTACTAAGAGTTAAACTTCCTGTAACGTAGACTACCATAAAAAGTCGCCGTATGGCATTTGCATCTGGTGCAGTTCCAGTAGGTGAATTTTGAGTATATCCTGTAGTTACAGTAGGTATAAGTGTGGCACCTGTATCTAGAGTTAAATTTCCTTTACATACAATGAATGAACAAATATCAGGAGTACTACTAAAGAGAGTTGCTACGCTTGCTTGAACTAAGGTTGTCCCACCTGCAAGTATATTATATTCATATGTACCACATGGATTTCCATTTAATGTAAATTTTCCACCTACAATTTTCTTTCCATTATAGTTAATTGAGGGATTTTGTACAGTACCAAATATTCCATTCGCAGCTAGAAATTTTGCGGCATCATAGAGTGTAGGAGATGATAAATCACCACCTTGAAATGTAGTCGGCGGAATACATATATAGAGTGGGCTATTATATGGGTTCGAAACAAATGAATTTTGCGCAGAATCTAGAATAACCCGTATTTTACCAGTATTATTTGTTACAAATCCGTTATTTTGACCTGGAGTAGGAACCCAATTAATTTGAAATGCCATCTATCTATTAGGAAAGATTTGTTTTTTTCCTGCAAACCGTATATATATGAAATACGCTACTGCAAGTGGAGTAGCATAAAGTGCCACATAAAAAAGAGCCATCAGAATTTTTAGTAACACTTTCGCCCAAGGTGATATCCATGACATTTCATGTTTATGGTCCATTATAGATTCCTCTGAAGGGGCACATACTGGATCCACTGAAAAACACGGTTCATAGAATTTATGATCTAAAAAGACAATTTCGGCCTTATGCGCATAAAAAAATCTGCTTTGTATAGCTGGACCTGTAGTTTCAGCAATATAGAGCTCTTTTGTCAGAAAATCACTTTCTTCTGCAGTAGAATTTGTCATTTGTGTAATCAATTCTAAAAGAAGCGGATGATGCGGCTTGACTAAGAGTATTGCATTATTTGTACTTGCTAAAAGATTACTTGGAAAGGCTGCCATACTCATTATTAGTTCAGCTGTCTCAATCTTCGGAGTCGTATCAATTGCTTTCAGCGATTTCATATCTGTGTCCACGGACACTCCACCGTATGCATACAAAACCACTAAACGCCCAAAATCCACCTTCTCTACAAGATAGCGAAAACTATCAAAGCGCGCAACCACGGTTGGAAAGAGTTTTCTGCACTCCTCACGAAGACTTGCTTCATCCCAGACCATGTGCGTATACCCTGGATTTAAGGTCCTCAAACTATTGACATTATCGGCAAATTTTGGCGGCAGCGAATCCCAACCCTGTAGCCAAATTTGGTGCGTAATTCTGGGTATTTTACGCCCCTCCATCCTATTTACGAGCCTTAAAAAAATCAGTAAAGACGTGGTAATCGCCGTCATAGACTAGATATGTAATGACCACTGCAAGAATAACATCAACCGTATAATGGGACCTTGTTAAGATAATCATAGCCATATTCAGCGCATTAATAAAGTAAAAGAATGCGGGACTTATAATTCCCTGTCTCCAGAAAATCAGAGTCGCCAGCAAGACAAATGCGGTGTGACCACTAAAGACCTTGTCGTAGCAATTACCCTTGAAATAATTCAGCCATCCCATTGCCGTATCGCATTTATCGTGCTTGGGAAGAATTGTTACAATGGTTGTTAGTGCGCGTACAACCATAATGAGTAGAAATTTTGCACCAAACTCCTTTACAATAGGAATAGGATTCGGAATAAAAAAGAAGGAGAGCGCGGTAAGTGTAATAATTACATCGTTGTACGCTTTATATTCATGTAAGTCGGGAACAGTTACATGGAGCAGATCAAAAATCTTTCCTTTCTGCTCACTCTTGTAAAATTCATCTCCAAGTACTTGAACAAAGTAATTTGAGGCGAATACTAGTATCAATAAAAAAGCCACCCAGAGCGTATCCCTCATCCTACTTAGATTCCTTCTTCTATTTCAGCGAGCCAATCGCTCCATGACTTGGGGCTTCGTGCATCCCATTTTCGCTGTCTATCTATATATAGCGTCATCTGTCGATTGAGCAGCGTTAAGTCAACATGTGTTGGCTTATACGTACTAAATTCTTCAAGAACACGTGCAATTTTATGAGGAGTGAAGGTGCCACACGTATAGATGTCCATTTGTAGTAGACACTTTGACTTAGGATGATGGAGGATCCAGTGCGGCGGAGTCTTCCAGAAATGAAAAGCGATATGCGAAGTCTGAATCGGAGCCACGGCGGTCAGCCCTTCGTTCCATTTCGGCTCGCTCACATAAAACGCACGCGGCTCACCGAGAAAATTCATGGAGAGGTCATAGATAAGGT